TTCGTATACGCAGCCGTCATTAGATTGGTTTGAGACTATCAACGTAGAAATCAAGCCAGACGACTACTATTACTTTAAGCTCCAGCGGAGATATGGCCCTGACTGGTGGCTTATCGGACAAAATCCGCCACCAGAAAATTCTACACGGTGCGAATGGTCGGAAACAGCGCTCGGGAGAATTTCCTGCCGTGACATTGCAAAGTTTGTTGAGTGGGCGAGAATTGACGGCGGCGGAAGCAAAATTGTTGAAATCTCGACAATTAGCGGCTCTTTCGACCTTCTCCACGAAATTAAAGAGCTTTTGATTAACCCCGGTATCGCCAGAGCTATGGCGGAGCAATGGGGCGGAGACATTAGGGAGGAATGACCATGTACATCGGAGAACCATTTAGCTGGAAGCCTGCCGCATTTCAGGGCAGCGCCGGCATCCTGAGCGTTACCACGAAAGAGACGACTGCGCACGGGCGCGGCGTGTACATCAACGAGCGCCACCGCTACTTTACGGCGGAGGCAGAGGTAAACGGGATCAAACTCAGAGAGAGCTTCAAATTTTAACAAAAATCAGGAGGAATTTCATCATGAACAATCAGGACTATATCGTTCGCTGCGACCGCGCAGGCGTGTTTTTCGGCAAAATCAAGGAGAGAACCGGCTCCGAGGTTACCATGGTCGAAGTGCGTAAGCTGTGG